CAAACACAAGTGATAGAGCATATAGTTTGTCAATACTTGCTCCAGTACAACAATCATTCACATCATCTGGTACTTTTTCAGTACCGAGTGGTGTAACAGCAGTAAATGTATTAGTAGTTGCTGGCGGTGGTTCAGGTGGAACATGGCACGGCGGCGGTGGCGGTGCAGGTGGTTTGATTTACAGACCAGCTTTCCCAGTTACCCCAGGCGGAACAGTTTCAGTCACAGTTGGTGACGGTGGTCCTGGCCAACCAGCTCCAACTATGGGATATAGAGGACAAGATTCAGTATTTGGTACACTAACTGCTAAAGGTGGCGGTGGTGGTGGAAGATGGACACAAGAAACTTCTCCTCAAGGTTCAGGTGGTTCATCTGGAGGAAATGCTGCTGGTCCAGGAAATCCAGGTTCAGCTGCAGCTGCAACTCAACCAACTCAACCAGGAGATTCAGGAACATACGGATTTGGAAATGCAGGCGGCTTAGGTCAATCTGCTCCAGGAAATGCAGGCGGTGGTGGTGGCGCTGGCGCAGCCGGCACTCCAGGTATTGGCTGCAATCAGGGTTGTGGTGGTATTGGTAAAGCATACACTATTGCAGACGGCACAACTTCAGTTTATTACGCAGGCGGTGGCGGTGGTGGTGACCACGAAAGACCGGGTACAGGTACTGGTGGCCAAGGTGGCGGCGGTACTGCTGGATACCAACAATCAGCTCCAGCAGCTGCACAAGCAGGAACAGCAAACCGTGGCGGTGGCGGCGGTGGTACAGGATCTTGCAACGCTAGCGCTAGTGGCGGTAAAGGTGTCGTCATTGTACAATACTAATTTTTTTACACTATAAATATTATGAGATATTATGAATTGGCACAACAAAGTATTTGTCTTTGATGACATTGTAAACCTAGAAACTCAAAATAAAATAAAAAATAAAATGCTGAATGAGGCCTCATGGTCTTATGTTTCAGATGTAACTAATCCACAATTAAACGAACAACAAAGGCCAGGCTTTGCTCATTGGTTTGTTAAAGATGAAATAGTTAGAAGTTATCTACATGATGAGGTTGAACCTATCATAACCAATTCGCTTAAAAAAATAGAATTACATGGCCAAAGACGATACTTACAAGGCCGTTCTTTTTTACAACTACCTTTAAATATAGATAACAGAGAAAAGTTAGATGTGCCTCATGTAGATATAGCTGACTTTAAACATTTAGTTGTATTATATTATGTAACAGACGCAGACGGTGAAACAGTTATATATGACAATCAGTTTAAAGCAGATGAAGAAATACCAAAATTTGAAGACTTAAAAGAGAAACAACGAGTAATGCCTAAACAAGGTCGTGTTGTTTGTTTTGATGGTTTTTACTGGCATACATCACAACAACCGAGTAAAGGAGTGAGGTGCATTATCAATTATAATGTAGTCTAAATAGTTATATGGCAATAGAAGATAAAGTAAATGAAATTTTAGGTTTAGAACCTGCTAAAACTCCTATGGAACAAATACATAAGGAAGAGGAGTTTAAAGCTCCTGTGGTAAGAACCGAAGAACAAGACAATGATGTTGATAATGACCACAAGAATAGTAGAGAACATTATTATAATCTTATTGAAAAAGGTCAAGAGGCTATTGAGGGCATTTTAAATGTTGCAAAAGAAGGCCAACATCCTAGAGCTTACGAAGTCGCATTGGCAGGTATTAAAAATGTTGCAGATACGGTAGATAAGTTACAAGACTTAAATAAAAAATTAAAAGATTTAAAAGAGTTACCTAAAACAGCTAACAATAATATTAAAAACGCATTGTTTGTAGGTTCAACGGCAGAGTTACAAAAGATGTTGAAAAAAGATGATAAAATTGTTGAAAGCAAAACAATCACACCCGAAGAAACAGATATTTCAGATAAGTAAACTTGGTTATGTCAAAAACGGCATAATGCTACAAGACATACTAGAGGGTAAAGAGATGTTAGATTGTGTTGAAATAGAACACGACACTAATCCTAATTACGATAAAGAGTATTTTGTTTTCAAAGGAAGTAGTCGTATCGAGGCGGCTGTAAAAATGGGATTTACCCATATTGAAGGAATAATAATAAATGAGTGACGCATATCTAGGCAATCCTAATCTTAAAAAGGTAAACACACCTGTTGAGTTTACTAAAGATAATATTAAGGAATATAAAAAATGTGAAAAGGACCCTATTTATTTTATGATGAATTATGTTCAAGTGGTTTCACTTGACGAAGGCCTTGTTCCATTTAAAATGTGGGACTTTCAAAAACATATTGTAAGGACAATACATGACAACCGATTTACTATCTGTAAATTACCAAGACAAAGTGGAAAATCAACAACAACTATTTCTTATCTATTACACTATGCTCTTTTTAATCCTAATTCTAACATTGCTATTCTAGCAAACAAATCATCTACTGCTAGAGATATATTAGGTAGACTTCAACTTGCTTATGAAAATTTACCAAAATGGATGCAACAAGGCGTTATTAATTGGAACAAAGGTAACATTGAATTAGAAAATAAGTCCACTATTGTGGCGGCTGCAACATCTTCAAGTGCAATTCGAGGTGGTTCATTTAACATAATCTTCCTTGATGAGTTTGCTTTCGTACCGGCTAATATTGCCGAGATGTTTTTTAGCTCAGTTTATCCTACAATCTCATCTGGTAAAAAAACAAAGATGATAATTGTATCTACACCACATGGTATGAATATGTACTACAAATTGTGGCAAGACGCAATTAATAAACAAAATGATTATGTGCCTATTGAGGTACATTGGTCAGAGGTGCCAGGCAGAGATGAAAAGTGGAAAGAAACCACTATAAGAAATACCTCACCCGAGCAATTTTCACAAGAGTTTGAATGTGAGTTTTTAGGAAGTGTAGATACATTAATCTCACCAGCAAAAATTAAGACGACCCCGTACATTCCTTCGATTGAAAGTAAAAATGGTTTACAAATGTTTAAGCGACCCGAAAAAGACCATTTGTATGTCACAACTGTTGATGTTGCTCGTGGTACAGGTAGAGATTATTCTGCCTTTACAGTTTTAGATTGTACAAAAATACCTTATGAGATTGTTGCAACTTATAAAAACAATGAAGTTAAACCTCATATCTTTCCAAGTATTATTGAACAAGTTTGTAAAGGTTATAACAGAGCTCATATTCTAACAGAGGTTAATGATATAGGCCAACAAGTGGCTGAAATATTACAAATGGAATTAGAATACGATAATGTCTTAATGACAACACAAAGAGGTAGAGCTGGTCAAATATTAGGTGCAATGTTTAGTGGTAGAGGTACATCTATGGGTGTTCGTATGACTAAACAGATTAAAGCATTAGGTACATCTAGTATTAAGACATTGATAGAAAGTGATAAATTGATTATAAATGACTTTCAACTCATAGAGGAGATGTCAACATTTAGTAGGCGTGGTAACTCCTGGATGGCGGAGGAGGGTTGTAATGACGATTTAATGATGTGTCTAGTCATATTTGGTTGGTTGACAAACCAACAGTATTTTAAAGAGTTATCTAACTCAAATATACGAAATCAATTATATATTGAACAACAGGCTTTAATCGAACAGGACATGGCGCCTTTTGGTTTTGTAGATGACGGTCAACCAGATGAGTTAAAATCTGAGGTTGATGAATATGGTACGGTGTGGCATCCTGTTGTAAGAAAAGGACTGTAAATTGCAGGTCTTATAAATATCTGTAATGACAAAGTTTGAATATGGGCGTATGAATAATACGAAGTTTGAATATTTTAAAATGAAAAATAACAAGGTAATTAGCTAATTAAAGGAGATAACCTATGGCATTTCAAGTATCACCAGGTGTTCTCGTACAGGAAAGAGATTTAACTAGTATCATTCCTGCTGTTTCAACATCTATAGGTGCAGTTGCTGGTCAATTCACAAAAGGACCTTTAGACGAAATAGTAAGTATATCTAGCGAGCAAGAATTAGTAGAAACTTTTGGTAAACCTGATGTAAATAACTTCGAGTATTTTTTCAGCGCAGCTAACTTTTTACAATATTCTAATACTCTACGGGTAGTACGAGCAAACCAAACTTCACAAGTAAATGCTTCAACATCTGGAACAGGTGTTTTAGTAAAGAATACGGAAGATTGGACGAATAACTATGCCTCAGGTGGCGCAGCCGGTAACGCAACATTTGTTGCTAGAGAAGCAGGAGCATATGGTAACACATTGCTTGTTGCAACTTGTCCGAACGCAGCCGCATTTGAGGAAGAAGGAGCAACTACTGTCAATGACGCAAGTACAGCAGTAGGTGACACAGCAATAACAGTAACAGCAGGTGCAAACCTAAATGTTGGAGATGTAATTTCATTTTCAACTACAGCTGCTACAAACGATTATGATGATGGAGAACAATACAGAGTTACTAATATTTCAACTAACGACTTAACAATCGTACAACATCCAAGAGGTTCTGGTGGACTAAAAAGAACCATTACTGACGGTGCGAATGTAAGACGAAGATGGAGATACTATGACGCTGTTGACGGTGCTCCAGGTACATCTGATTGGACTTCAACTAGAAACGGTGCGAATGACGAAATTCACATTGTAGTGGTTGATGAAGACGGTTCAATTTCAGGCGTTCCAGGTCAAATCTTGGAAACTTATTCAAAAGTTTCTAAAGCTTCAGACGCAAAAACTCCGCAAGGAGATGATAACTATTATCCAAATGTTATCTACACTAAATCAAGATATATTTGGTGGACAAAACATCATTCTTCAGGTTCAAACTGGGGTAATGCAGCTTCTGGAACTACATTTACAGCAGTAGATACACCAACTAATGAATCACTTTCAGGTGGTTCTGACGGTTCTGCCGTTACAACTGGTCAACTAAAAACAGCTTACGACAAGTTTGCTGATAGTGAAACAGTTGATGTTGGTCTTATCATTTCTGGTAAGTGTGATTCAACTCATGTAGAAAACTTAATTACAATTGCAGAGGCAAGAAAAGACTGTGTAGTTTTCGCTTCGCCAGAAAGAGCAGATGTAGTTAATGTAACTAACACAAACACACAAAAAGATAATGTGATTGACTTTTATAGTTCAATTTCATCTTCTTCATATGTGTTCTTTGATAGTGGTTACAAATACATGTACGACAGATACAATGATGTTTACAGATATGTACCACTTAATGGTGACATGGCAGGCTTAGCGGCTAGAACAGACCTTATTGCAGACAGTTGGTTTTCACCAGCAGGTTTCAATAGAGGTGTTGTAAGAGGCGCTGTTAAACTTGCATTTAATCCTACAAAAACACAAAGAGATGAGTTATATCCGAAAAGAATTAATCCAGTAGCTACCTTCCCAGGTCAAGGTACTGTATTATTTGGAGATAAAACTGGTCTTTCAAGTCCAAGTGCTTTTGATAGAATCAATGTGAGAAGACTGTTTATCACTTTAGAAAAGGCGATAGCAACTGCTTCTAAATTCCAACTCTTTGAATTCAATGATGAGTTTACAAGAGCTAACTTTAGAAACATTGTAGAACCTTTCCTAAGAGAAGTACAAGGTAGACGAGGTATCACAGACTTTTTAGTAGTGTGTG